GAGAGTTTATAACACCGTTTGATTATGATAATACACTCTCTAATAGTGGTGGGAAGTATATTTTATATGAAAATCTTGATTATCTTACACTTGATCTAGATGGACAGCCGATCATTACAGAACAGACAGGTAACGTTATATTTCTTAAGGCTATTCAATCTGCGATTCATCACTCCAAAACTCAACTCATTAGACGTTTCTATTCTTATAGTTTTGCTTTAGAACCCGAAAAATGGTATCCAACGGGACAGATCAACTTTAGTCTCGTGAAAGATCAAATTCTAAAACTAAGTCTAACACCTTGTGACGATTATTCAAGACAAGTGCGAATATACGCTCTAAGTCACAACGTTCTACGCGTAAGTGAGGGAATTGCTGGAACTCTTTTTAACATTAAATACTAAGAAAGATGATGAAAACTGGATTTGGCGAAACATCGGGAGCCTACGAAGAATCCCAACAACAAGCTCTTATTGGCATTCTTCTTCCTGTGCTTGAAAGGAGTATGATACTTGCAGCTGACTATTCTAAGGCTTGTGGTCGTGATACGATACTTCCAGAAGACATGGAATATGCAATTAAGTATTGTGTAATGTACACAGTTGGACAGAATATTGGATCACTCTTTCCAGAAATATATGATGAAGAATCTTCAGACGAAGAAGACTTGGAAGAAGTTGAACCAGAAGAATGTCCACCATTTGAGAGATACTCTGGCGAAAATACAACCTTTCAACAAATGAACGACGCGTATGATCGTTGGGACACCTGGATTCCACAAAGTCCGGTAGAAGAGATGTTAAAAAATGCTATTAATAGTAATGAGTACATCGGGACCAGAGGGTTGGACAATTTCTGAATATAAGTCTTTCAAAGCTACTGGAGACGACGAAGACTCAGAAAGTAGCACTGATGGAGATTCCGACGACGAAGAGCAGATCTTCGCAAAGTCTCAAATTGTCAGGAGACCAAAATACAAGAATATTGTCCAGAAGGAGGAGCTATTACCGGAGTGAAAAAAATTCCCAGTGTATAATATAAAACTTACCATGGCTGACATGACTGCTCAAGCTCTCAAAACTGTTAACCTCGTTACACAGGAATTGGAAACCCAATCCCTCAACGCAATTGTTGCGGGTTTCAGCTTCGCTGCGGCGATGAGCTGGATGGACTTGGTCCGTTGGATTATCCAACAATTGATCAAGGTGCCAAAGAATGGTGGCACCCAGTACACCCTCACCGCTATCTTGACCACATTGTTGTCCATCGCTGTGTATATGGTTGTGTCCAGCATCTCTACTCGCGTGTCCAAGCCAGCGCAACCAGTCTTCGCGATTACTCGCTAAGTTTTGGACGTCGGCGCATTAGGAAAAGTAGAATAATTCCAACGAAAATAATTATACCAATAGAAAGATACTCTTTCCATTTATAAACATCATCCAACGCACTTGGGATGTTTATTGGTGGTGGTAACTCCTTATTTACAACTTCTGGAGAAACCTTTGGTAATCCCTCAAGTTTATTAGTAGAACCTGTAATTTCAAATTTCAATATGTGATCCTGATTTCTGAAATCGTATGGTATTAATCGCCCATGACTTGTATAGAAAAATTCAATCTTGATGTCTCGTATGTACTTCTGAGGTCCTTTATAAAATTCATATGTTAATGGATCATCTGTTTGGTGATAATTTATGAAATCAGTTCCGTCTAACAAAATATGACCCGTATAAAATGGTGTAACCGAATAAATCGTTTTTGTAAGTTCATCCGACCCAGTAGTAAGACGAATAATGATTGAATTTGGTCCGTTCAAATTGATTGGACCCGAAGTAAGTGTATAATTTGATGATGGTTGATTATTTGATGTAAAACCAAGTAATTGGTGTGGTGTGGTGATGGCTACATTACTTAAATAACCGTTTGTTCCATCGAAAAATTCGAATGTAAAATTATTAGTTCCTTCGGTATTTGAAAATGTCAAAGTACTTCTATATTCATCAAATGTAACCTGATCTATATCCGACGGTGTTGGAACACCGGTTTCAATAAATAACTGATTTTGAAGTTCTGAAGCTAAAGTTGCCCCACTTGTAAAATTATTTGCTTCTAGTGTAATATCAACTCCGTCAATACTAAACGTTTTATTTGTATTACATATATGTAATTGTGGTGTCGGAATACGTGCCGATACCAAAGTAATTTTAGTTACATCATATATAGGCTCTTTTAAGGTTACAATATATGTATTAGCATAAGCATACACATTTGTATCCCTTTCACCACTATCTATGTCAAGGGTGTGGACCTTCATTAAAATATAGGTACAATATTTTAATGATTGTTTTTGTCTATAAAACGATTAAAAATTAGCAAATGCTGTGAGCAAGTGGGTTGTTCTGGAGTTGGCGCGCTGCAATTCCTAAATCTCGTGAGTTGGGATTTTCGTGACCCTTGTAGGCATTAAATTGATGGAATGGCTTTTGTTGGTAATTTTGCGTCCATGCACCGTTCGCGGCATTCACACGACCATCAATACGCGAAGTATCGGAACGAACCGACGTGAGAGCACCACCTTGTTTGAGTGCAGATTCACGAACGTTCATGCGTCCTGCATTACCCATACGATTCGCCTTACCTCTACGATCTTCTGGGCGGAAGCCATACTTCATCAACTCTTCGTTATTTTTTGTAGTAATCTTAGCAGCCGCACTGGTCTCATAAGCACCACGGAAGTTTGTAATACCTGGTGCTGCGTGTGCATAATGTCCATAGTGTAAATCATTACGATCACTCTTGAAGCGAGTTGGGTCTTGTGTCATTGTCTGAGCTGAAATCATACGTTTAGCGCCATTGAAACCAAGACCGTCAGCTCTATAGCCCGTTTCGGAACGATTGGTTGTGCGCATTGTCTTTTGGTGACTCGCACGTGGAACAGCACCCGACATACCCTGGGCACGCCCAGCCACAGTGGGAAGACGAGATGGAAGATATGCAGTGGTCTCTGGTTTATTGTGTGTCAATTGACCAACAACTGCACCACGACCGCCTGTAATATCAGCGGCTGGACCAGATCGTCCTGGAAGAGTTGTAAGTCTATATTCACCAACGTTAACGGGGTTCACACGGAAAAGCTGTTGAAATCCACCACTCGCAGGAGTATCGGCACCAACACCAAGACCGGGACCAACCATTTGCTTCTCGATTGGTGAAAGGTTATTCATACGACCGGTATCATACATACGGTCTCTCATAGTTAAGATCTCCTGACCACCGCTTCTCTGTTGATACGCAACATCAGCAAAGCTTGCCATTTCCCTCTTTTGGGGTACTTCTACACGTGGTTCAAAATCACGTTCAACAAACTCCGGGACATCGTTATCATAAGTAATCATAGGTTCTTGGGGCGAAGATATTTCACCCAGATTCTTAACTGGTTCGGGTTGAGGCTTGGTACTCAAAGCTCGTCCAGCAAAAATCAAACCGGCTATGGCTGCAAGTGAAATGGGATCTGCCATTCTTATTTTTTAGTAACATTTTTATTAGCGTATCTTTGCTGGAAAAGTCCGTTCTGGAGTTCCGCACGAGTACTGGTTGGCTCATAACTCATTGTACGAAGGGGTACCTTACACTCCATACTTGTGAGTGGGAAGAGGTTACGCTCATAAGTTGGTACAATAACCTTTCCAAAACGAGTAGTAGATTGTGGGCGAAGTTGGTCACTCACATCAATGTATTGCGCTGGAGAACCCTTACCGGCCATATATGGCGCTGTGCCGTAGAGCATGGTATTTGGCCGGCACCCACCACAGTTGATAGAACTGGGCTGAGGGTACACAAAGATTTCTTCAGTAGCACGCACTGGTGGGACTGCACCTGTATTTTGAACGATCGCAAGACCAGGTTGAAGTTGGTATGCCATTTATTATTACATGAGAATATTTATATTAAGCTGGGGCGATTCCGTGACCCCGATGAGAAACTCTACTATCACCTGCAAAATCAAGTCCGGCAAATGCTTCAAGTTGAACACCGCGCATATTTGGATTGCACATTTCCGGGTGAGTTCTACAAATTGGTCCATTTTTCTTACCATAACACCACTCCGCAAACGCAGTTTGGTCCCCTGGGATACTAGATACCGGGGCAGTCACAAACTGACGAGCTGCGGCATTGCGCTGGTACTGGGGAAGAGCCGAACGAGAGCGTCCAGCATCGTAGGGAATCCGATCATCTAACATACTCTTCACAATTGGCTTTACAGTTGGATAATAGCAAGATTCAAGACGATTTGGAGCATCAGTGTAGTCGGTAATAAGAACATTACCCATTGGATTATCTTCTGTTGGTAGCTGACAGTCAACATATCCATTTACTGACATTCCATAACCCTCTTTAACCATTTTTGACTTGTACATAACATAAAGAACACCTAAAACAGTTCCACCTAATACAAAGATTCGTGGATCACGACGGATAAGATAAATGATGGAACAAGCGTAAATTACAAATCTTGAAGCCGAATTAATTCTATCTTCTGGTGTCTGACTACGATTTGGCCAGAATTGTGTAACTTGATCAGATCTAATAAGCTGCTGAGGATCATCAAACCAAACCTTCATTTAGTATAGCGCGAGGTTTATTTTTTACCCATACCCCCAAGCATACTACCCATCATCTTCATAATCGCATCCTGATCAATTTCACCACCATTGGTTTGCATCTTGTCAGCACAATCCTTGGCGATACTCTCAATGAGAGTAAGTGTCTCAGATGGAATGGCGGTAATAGTAGTTCCAAGCATGTAGAGAGTTTGCAGGTATTGCCATGTCGCAGATTTTGTGGAAGGACTCATACGAGACCAGTATGTCTTGATGTTAAGATCTTTCAATAATTCAATTTTTTCAATCTCCTCGAGAAGGAATGATTCATCCTTGGCAGAGATCTTGTCTGCATACGGGGTAACACCCTTCATGAAACCATCAACAATAAGTCGTGGGTTTGTTTGCTTGAGTAGTTCAAATGATGTAGTCATCTTCTTGATACCTTTTTCCTCTGGAAAAGTCTTGTGCAATTCCACAAGAAATTGGGAGAGCATGTCATTAAATGCAGTGACAGACGCCATTTTCTTATTCGTAGGGTTAAATCTTTAAGTTTAGAAAGGTTCATTAGAGATACTCTCTTTCTGACCAAGTCCATTGGCAACAATGAAATAAACGAGGATTGCATTAAGAACGGCTGGTTTAGTGTATTTATTGAGTTCCAACTTACCTTCGTTATTTAGTTGAGCTTTGACATGTATGTAACCCGCAGTGATGGCGGCGGCGATGAGGGCAGCACTCACTGGGTCTCGTAGATATTCGGAGAGATCTTCCATTTAATTATACATAGTTTTTTTTACACGCTGTTCTGGGGCATCTCCAAAGAAGATATCTTCATCTCTGGGTTCAGGTTGAGGATGAGCTTCCATTGACTGAACTTCGGGTTCTGGCGCTCGCACACCTGGAACAGTCTTGAATTCGTTTTCAAGACCAGTTGGTTGAATTGATTCGTGTTCCGTATCACCCATTGGGTCCATTTCCTGCATATGTTCTGGAAGTGGCTCAACCATTGGCTCTGGTTCTGGTTCTGGGAAACCTTCATCACCTTCGAAAACATCTGGATCCATGGTATCGTGAACTTCACTATCAAGGTCAATGTTTTTTGTTTCTTGAGTCATGTAAGCATGGAGGATTTCTTGTACTGGGATGAGTTCCTTCACAGTAGCTTCAATACACGCAGAGAAGCGCTTATTCAAAAGTTCATCACGAACATATTCGTTTTGTTCTTCGTGGTAAACGTAAGGGTCCTTGTAAAGATCCTTTGCAACATTATTGTAACAGGTCTGAATAAAAACTTCATTGCTTGGAAGCCTGAGAGAAATCTTCTTGTTGTCAGATTTCAAGCGAACCGCTGAAAGAATTTTAGTGCATGCGACGAAAACAGCCGCCAAAAGATCACTGTACCAAACACACCGGTTTGTAATGTTATCAGAGTGTTGCTTTGACATCGCATTAGACCAATTTGGAACTTCTTTCAACAGCTTTTGATACATAATGAGAGTCTTTCGCCCCTTGGAAAGTTTAGTCGCTTCGTCGTACATATCCTGAAATACTTCAATCATAGCTGGACACATGATAATGCATAGTTGGCCAAAGTATTCCTTCCGCGCTTCTACCAGTATATTAAGATTGTCCATTTATCATTGAGTGTGTTTTTAATAACAGCCTTACTACGCACCCCCCCTGTACCTGTCTGCCATCTTTTTGAGATTCATAAGATTTGGAAAATCTTCTTCAT